AAAGATATTTAGTTATGCCTGCTGATTTTTTAATTATAAGATCTCTTCAAACATTTACTACTACAGACCAAACAGGGGATAGAGTTTTTATGGAAAAAAGAGATACTAGTTTTATAACTGAATATAATAGCACAGGAGATACAGGTTTACCTAAATATTATGCTAACTGGGATGAAAATAATATTGTAGTTGCACCTACCCCAGATCAAGCTTATGCGGTACAATTAAATTATATAATAAATCCACCTCATTTTGATAGTTCAAATACAACTTATGTCTCTACATATCAAGAAGGATTATTATTATACGGAGTATTAGTAGAAGCTTTTTCTTATTTAAAAGGACCTACGGATATGTACAATCTATATAAAACAAGGTATGATAGTTCTATAGAAGCTTTTGCTCTTCAACAAATGGGTAGAAGACGTAGAGCAGAATTTGATGATGGGGTTCCAAGAATAAAGGTACCTTCACCATCACCATAAAAAAATTTATATAAGGAGTTTAAAATGGCAATACAACAAGCAATAGCAAATTCATTTAAAAAAGAAATACTTGAAGGTATTCATGATTTAGAAACTGGAGGAGATGTTTTTAAATTAGCGTTATACGATGACACAGCAAACTTATCAGCAGCAACAACAGCTTATCCTGGAGACAGTACAGGCGGTCAAGTAGGTGATACTGGTCAGTATGCTCAAGGCGGTGGAACATTAACAGGACAAGCAACTTCTCTTGATACAGGAGTAGCAATTGTAGATTTTAATGATTTATCATTTACAGGAGTAACTTTAACAGCAAGAGGTGCATTAATTTATAATACTTCTGAAACAAATAAGGCAGTAGCAGTATTGGATTTTGGTGGAAATAAAACAGCAACAGCTGGAACATTTACAATTCAGTTTCCAGATTTTAATTCAACATCTGCAATTTTAAGAATTAGTTAAGGAGGATAGATGGCTCTTGTCATTAACGATCGAGTTAAAGAGACAAGCACCACTACTGGAACGGGAACGTTCGACTTGGCTGGTGCTTCTCAAGACTTTGTTTCATTTGTATCGGGTGTAGGTAATGGTAATACTACGTATTACTGTATTACAAATACTGGAACAGATGAATTCGAAGTTGGTGTTGGTACAGTTACCGATGCTGCAACAGATACTTTATCAAGAGACACGGTCATAAGTAATAATTTAGGAACCACAGCTAAAATTAATTTTGGCATAGGGGAAAAAGAAGTATTTTGTACTATCCCTGCTAAGAAAGCAATTTCACCAGTCATGGAGGCAACAGGTTATGTTGTTACTCACGCATCAACATTAGATCAAGACCAAACTCTAGATTCAGGCGTATTAGCAGGACCTGTAACTATTACAGGTACACAAACAGTAACAGGAACATTGGTAATAATTTAATGAGTAAAATAGAAGTTAATCAAATATCATCACAATGTGGATCAACATTAACGATTGGTCAATCAGGTGATACGGTTACTTTAGCAGCTGGAGCAACTCAAACAGGTTTTGGTAGAACAGGAACTGTTGATTGGGATACGACTGCGAAGACAGCTTCATTCACAGCAGTGAGTGGGAATGGTTATTTTGTAAATACAACTTCAGGAGCTGTGACAATGACTTTACCAGCAGGTTCAGCAGGAGATATTGTTTCTTTAGCTGACTACACAAATACTTGGCAAACAAACAATGTTACAGTTACACCAAATGGAACAGATAAAATTGGTGGAGCTAATGCAGCTGCTGTTTTATCAACTGAAGGTCAATCTGTAACTTTTGTGTTTGTGGATTCAACAGAAGGTTGGAAAAATGTTCAAGATTCAACTTCAAATGTGATAGGTAATCTTTTTATAGTTGCAACAGGAGGAACTATAACAACATGCGGTAATTGCAAAATTCATACATTTACATCACCTGGTACTTTCTGTGTATCAAATGTTCATCCTTGTGCAGCAAATAATTTAGTTTCATATATGGTAGTCGCAGGTGGTGGAGGTGGTGGCGTTGGAGATGGAGGCGGAGGTGGAGCAGGAGCAGGTGGATTTAGAGAAGTTAAATCTCCAGTTACTCCTTACACGGCAAGTCCTTTAGATGGTTATCCAAATGCTCCAAATAGAATTACAGTAACAGCATCTCCTTATCCAATTGCAGTTGGTGGAGGAGGAACTGGTTCAGCTGGAACTATACCAGATCCTCAAGCTGGAACAAATGGATCAAATTCAGTATTTTCAACAATCACTTCAGCAGGTGGTGGTGCAGGTGGAACTTCTCCAACTGGTTGTATACCAACCTATAGACCTGGAGCAAATGGTGGTTCTGGTGGCGGAGGTTCAACTGTGTGTTCTTCAGGTGGAACTGGTAATACCCCTCCTGTAAGTCCTGCTCAAGGCACAAATGGCGGTGCTGGTTCTGGTAATACAGGTGGTGGTGGAGGTGGAGCTACTTCAGCAGGTTCTAATGCTCCTGGTCCTGGAGCAGGTGGTAATGGTGGTAATGGTGCAGGTACAGGTATTAATCCAAGTCCAACTGTTGGAACACCAGGACCAAGTGCACCTTTAAGATATTTTGCAGGTGGTGGTGGGGGTAATAATGAAACTCCAGGTACAGCACCTGTTCAAGGAACAGGAGGTTATGGAGGTGGAGCTGATGGAGATGTTCCAGGATCAAGTGGAAATGCAGGAACAGCTAACACTGGTGGCGGTGGTGGTGGAATAGATTCTAATCCTCAACAACCTGTTACAACCCACAATGGCGGTAGCGGAATCGTAATAATAAGGTATAAATATCAATAATTATGGCAAGTACAATTAAAGTAAACAATATTCAAAATCAATGCGGTGCTAACATCGTTAATAAAGCTAGCACAACCATTACACTTGGTGCGAGTGGCGATACCATTACTCTTGCATGCGGTGCAAGTCAAACAGGATTCGGTAGAACAGGAACAGTAGACTGGGATACAACAGCTAAAACAGCATCATTCACAGCAGTGAGTGGGAATGGATATTTTGTTAATACGACTTCAGGTGCTGTAACAATGACTTTACCTGCTACACCTAGTGCTGGTGACATTGTAAGTGTTAAAGATTATGCATACACTTTTGCAACAAATAATTTAACAGTTAATAGAAACGGTTCTCCTATTGGAGGAGGATCAGGTAGTAATACAATAACTTATAGTACAAATGGAGATTTTTTAACTTTTATTTATGTAGATGGAACTAAAGGTTGGATTTTAACAAATGATTCAACAAACACCGATCAAGCAGTTAATCCTTTTGTTGCAGCTACAGGTGGATGTGTAACTTGTTGTGGAGATTACAAAATTCATACCTTTACAGGTCCAGGAACTTTTACGGTTACCAATGCAGGAACCCCAGCAGGTTCAACAACAGTTGATTATTTAGTTATTGCAGGTGGTGGTGCTGGTGGAACTAATAGAGGTGGTGGTGGAGGTGCAGGCGGTTATAGAGAATCCTCTGGAGTTGCTTCAGGTGGCTACTCAAGATCTCCATTAGGTGCTTGTGTTTCAGCTTTACCAGTTTCAGCACAACCTTATCCAATTACAGTCGGTGGTGGAGGTGCAGGTGGTGGTCCTTCATGTGTTGGTTCAAATGGATCTAACTCAATTTTTTCAAGTATAACATCAGCAGGTGGTGGTTTTGGTGGAAATAAAGACATATCACCAATTAATGGAAACCCAGGAGGTTCAGGTGGTGGTGCAATGGGTGCAGATGGAAGTTCAGGATCAGGTGGAACAGGTAATACACCTCCCGTAGCACCACCTCAAGGTTCTTCTGGAGCAACAGGTTCTACTACTGCTAATGGAGCAGGTGGTGGTGGCGGTGGAGCTACAGGAAATGGAACACCAGCTCCTCCATCAGGACCTGGTCTTATAGCTGGAAATGGTGGTCCAGGAGCTACTTCATCAATTAATGGAACTCCTACAGGTAGAGCTGGGGGTGGAGGAGGATCTCCTTGGAATGTTTGTACTGGTGGAACTGCAACAGATGGTGGTGGAGCAGGTGTAAGAACGACTCCAGCTAGTGGAGGTTCAAATCCAGGTACAGTTAATACAGGTGGTGGTGGAGGTGGTGGTCTTTGTGGAGGTGGTGGATCTGGCGGTAGCGGAATCGTAATAATAAGGTATAAATTTCAATAGGTAAATTATGAGTGAAATAAAAGTAAATAAGATAACACCAAAACAAAATTGTACTCAAGTTACTTTGGGAGATAGTGGTGATGATATTGTTGTAGCATCAGGA